TGTCGCCGGTGCGCCGCTGTAACTCAGCGCCGAGTGCATGTAGATCATGTCCTCGATCGCTGTCTCTTTGAACGTCGCGCTGTGGACGCGATCAATGTAGCGCACCGTACTGCCGTCGATCGTGCGCTTGACCGAGATATAGACGGCATCGTCCGTGCCCTCAGAGATGCACGAGACAGACTCGACGAACCCGTCGACGTCTGTGCGCGTCCACGCGAAGACCTCGTGCTCAGGCGAGTACGTGAATGTGTACAGCTCCCCGGTATCGGTCACGGCCCAAACGATGCCGTGCGGCTTGCGCTGGTAGGCCCAATCGACAATGGCCGCACTTTTGAACAGGTGACTGGCATGTATCGTGCGATCCTTTGCCGCGAGACCGTCCGACTCGAAGCTGTAGACCATGTCATAGATCGTGCTGGAGTGGCGCTCTGCAAACAGGCATTGATTCGCAATAGTGAGCGGGGGGACGTCGCCGCATCCGATCGTCAGCGCCGTGTTAAGATCGAAGTCTGTCGCACTGAGCGGGCCTTGCGAACCTTGCGCGGTCCACACGGCGCCGGCAGTAAAGATCAGCAGGTTCTCGCGCCACGACACAACGTACTTGATCTCGTCAAGTTTGTTCGATGCCAGAGACCAGGTGATGCTCGAGTCAGCCTGGCTGGGGCGGTTGATGTTCAGGTTGTGCCACTCGCCAGGGCGCGTTGCCCAGATCGTATATGGCTGGTTGTCGCTGTTCGCAAAGAACAGACGCTGGTTGTGCGCTGTCACAGCAGCCGGGTAATCGCCCGGGCCGTCGAACGGCGTGAACTCGGTCTGCGGCGTCAGGGTAAGGTCGGGGCGCAAGCCTTGGTCTTTTAGCTCGAGCGTGCCGTGCCTCTGGGCATACCCGCCGGACGTGTAGGCCGTGTATCCAGTCGAGTCCTCGCCGCCTAGCTCGAATGTCGTCGCGCTCAGGACAGTGATCGTGTAGCTGCGATTGTTGACTTCTGTCATGCCCGCCACGTCGCGTATGTGCACCACGTTGCCGGTCGAGTATCCATGTGAGAGCGATGTCGTGACAACAGCGGGGTTAGCCTGCGTGATGCCTGAGATCGCTTTGGACGCCCCCAGTGATCCGGTGGAATCGATCTGAGCGACAAGGCCGTAGAAGCTGTAGTCGTTCAGGTAGACGTTGTACGTCTCGGCACCAGATACGGGGCTCCACGACAGATCAATCCACTCGTCGTCGTTCCACTCGATGTCGGCCCACGTTGAAATGGCACTGGACGGTTCACCTTCGATGCCGTCAATGTCGACGGAAACGACCTTGTACTTCCTGGTCGTCCCGCCAGCGACCCAAGAAAAATGAGGGGTCACACTCAGCGAGCTTGGCGGAGCGGGGCCGCCGTATCCGTACGTGACAGCGGCCAGTGTCCAGTCGTGGTGGTCATTGCGGGTGAGTTCGCGCACGGGGTGGTTCGGGTGCACGATGGTCAGGACGTCGGCAGACTGCTGGAACTGAAGCTCGAACAGCTCGTCCTCGGTGTAGGTGGTGGCCGTCTCGGCGATCGCTGACAGGGGCGTCAGGACCTGGGCGCCGTTACGGATGAAGCGGACGTACTGGTGCCCGAACTCGAGCACGTAGGTGTCGGTCGAGTTGAACTCGAACGGGACCAGGCGCGCCTTGCGCGTGCCGTCCTTCGTGGATGTGATATGGACCGAGCCCGGCGTGCGCACCATGCCGCCGGTCGGCGTGCAGATGACGTTCTTGCCGCGCTTGATGCCGCCGGTATAGATCTGGAGATCCGGGCGCGAATGCAGGGCCGGGGCCAGCTCACCACTCGTGAAGCTGAAGCGTGCTTCCTTGAGCGTCGACATCAGTTGCGCGCCTCGAGCCAGTCAGCGTTATAAGCAACGCCGTCACTGTCGTCGACCGCGCGCTGGCCGCCGTCCTCGTTGGTGTTCTGCGCCATGGCGTCGGACAGGTCGATGCGGTAGGCGTCCATGATAATCTCGAGCAGCTCGCGCTTGCGGGCCATCGGTCCGATGAGCTGGATGGCCAGGCGCCACGCGATGACGCTCGCGAACGAGGGGTCATATAGGGACGGGTCATCCACGTCGATGGTGTACTCGAGGATGGCCTCGGCCTGGTTGGTCTTGATGACCTTCTGGCCATCGTAGTACCCGATCGAGAACGCGGGCTCGTCGTTGCCGGCGCCTGTCAGCAGGCGGCGTGCCTTGAGACAGTCAGACGGGTAGCTGTATGCGTAGGTCCACTGCGTCGGCTCGTAGCTCGACAGCAGGGCCAGGGTTTTCTCCGCCGTGGCGAATGACCAGGGCGCGAGTCGCAGCGCCTCTTGGCGCGCGTAGTCGTAGAACTCTGCGCAGTACGCCTCGGCCTGGCTGGCTGGCGCCGTGCTGCTGAGTGCAGAGATGCGCTTGCTGTGGCCAATACGCATCAGCGCCAGGTTACAGATGTCGACCTTTGACGTCGTCATGTTCTACTCCTGAAATCTGAAAAAGGACCGCAGGGGTCGCCTGCGGCCAATAGGGAGAACAACCACTAAGGGTTGAAAGCGTCCGTGCTTGCGGGGACTCCTTGTCCTGGTGAGGTTACTCGCTGGCCTTACGTGCAGCGGGTTGTGCCTTCGACTCGGGCTTCACTTCTTCGGCCCAGGACGGCATTTGCTTCGGGTCAACTTCCAGGGTGAACTGCTCGCCCTCGTTGATGATGCGGTTGCCATCGTGACCACGCTCGGTCGCGATGAAGGTCTTCTCTACCTTTTTGACTTCAGCCATGAGTGGTTACCTCTTAGTGCGGTTGATTGAGACCGTGGACAATGCCAGCGGTGATCGTGTAGTCGGGAGACGTGCCGCCGAGCGTGTAGTTCAGGCGAACATAGCGCTCGTTGGTGCCTTCCGGTACATAGACGATCGTGGCCTTGTCGCCAGCGCTGCCGCCTGCGATCTGCTTGGCAGATACGACAGTCGTGGCAGAACTGAACGAAGTGTTATCGTCCACTTCCAGGTCGATGTCGAGAGTCGGGGTCGTGCCGCCGGCATCAGCAGTGAGCTGAATGACGATCGGGATCGGAACACCTTTGCCGATGTCACGGGCAACGCCCAGGTCGATGTAGTTCGTGGACGCACCTGTCGAAGTCAGGTTCTGGTCGTCCGAGAACAGGTTCTCTTTATCAAGGATCATGAGTAGTGCCTCCTTAGCTGATAGCGGCTTCGGTGTTGAGGATTGCGTCCGTCTCGTATATCGGGATGCGACGATAGGTCAGGACCTCTTCACCTTCGACCTCTTTGTACGACAGGCGCACGTTGGTGTCGGAAGTGGCCAGCGCGTCGAGCGCTTCCATGACCGTGGTGTTGCAGTAGATCGCGGCCTTGCCGCCCATGATCTTGCGCTGGTACAGCTTGTAGTACGCGTTGCGGAAGAACTTGTACAGGTCGACAGAACCAGCGTTCAGGTCAGACACGTCGATGTTCGCGATGCGAACAACGTAGCGCCAGTCCTTGACAGTCATGCCGATGTCCCAGGTGAACTTCTCGCGATACACGTCGTACAGCGAACCGTCACTGTTCTCCTTGGTGGTCTTGCCCTTGTCCTCGCGCTGGAGACCAGCCTTGGAACCTTCAGGGTAGAGCAGGTGAACAGTGCGCTCGCCCCACACGATGAACCAGACAGACGTGTTGTCTGAACCGGAACCGCCAGCCAGAACGATCTGGCCGCCGTTTTCAGCGGAAGTGGAGTTGAAGCGTGGTGCGAGACCGGTGAACTTCTCGGGGTCAGTCGCCTGGTTGCCATAGAACACAGCAGATTCCATCGTCTGGGTCAGACCTTCGATGAAGGCTTGCGACTCAGTCAGGCGGAGCTTGCCGGGGTTCTTGGACAGGTCGACCAGCTTCGCGTCAACCTCGGACCAGTTCTCTGCCATGCCGACAGTGTCGCGGACCTGCTTGGTGGTTGACTTGGAAGGCTGAACGCCCTGGTACAGCATGCGCCAGGTACCCTCAGGGATACCGCTGCGCACGGTTGTCAGGTTCGTGGAACCGTCGTTACATTCGGCCACGACTGCACTGCGAACGAGCGGTGAAAGCTCGTTCTGCATCTCGATGATGTCAGCGATGTCGCGGTCTGCGTCCTGGCGTTTGAAGACGTCCGCCAGAGACAGGTAGGTGTTGCCTACTGATGCCATGGGTATTTACTCCTATGCAGCAATTTAAGATTTGTCGGGAAATTTGTACCAGCGGTCCTCGACGTTCGACTCACCGCCGCCCTGGTTACCGTCGCCCGCGACGTGGCCGTCCTCACTGAGAACTGCACCAGCCTTCGCCAGGAAACGCATGACCTCGGGGTGGTTGCCAAGACCAAGTCCGTTGGGGTTCTTTTCCGCGTCGTAGATGTCGAGAAGTTCCACCAGAGATTCGTTGCCGAACGCACGCAGTGCACGGGTAGCAGCAGCTTCCGTCTCTGTACGCTTGTCGCCGCCGATCTCGGGGTCCTTCTCATAGGACTGTTTCCAGCCCAGTTGTTGTTGCATGTAGGCGTCCATCTGTGCCTGGGAGACCTCCTGCATCAGCTTGGGCATTTCATCCGCCATGTAGTCGAGGGTCTTCTGAGCAGCTTCCTGGCTCATCCCGTTCGCTTTCGCAAACTCCTGGAATGACTCCATGCGCTTCTCGTCGACCTCCATACCTTCAGGCAGTGTGAATTGCTCGTACTGGTCTGGTGCCTCTTCGCCAGAGCTTTCTTCGTCAGCCCCATCACTCTCACCATCCTCGCCCTGGGTCTCGCCGGTCTGTTCGTTGGCGGCGGTCTCTTCAGGAGTTGGCTGGTCACCTTCGGCCTCCGGCGGACGCTTGTCTTCGCCAGTTGCTTCGGGATTCGTTGTGTCGCCGGTGCCAGTCTGCGAAGCAGTTACGACACCAGGCGTCAAATTTTCAGTCGTGTTTTCTTCACTCATCTTCAGAGTCCCCACTCTTGGTTTCAGGTTCGATTCGCTCTTTCATGATCTGGAACAGGCGACCGACGTCGGCCTCGCTGACTTCGTTCCATAGCCAGTTGCCGACAGAGCGCCGGCCCTCGTTGAAGGCCGTGCTCTCCGGCAGGCCCGGCACGAACGACATGTCGAAGATCCCGGCCTGGCCGAGGATGCGCCACAAGACGCGCGCACCGGCCGGCGTGGCGAGGACCTCTCGCATGTCGCGAAGCTCGCGCTGCCTTTGGCGGCGGCTCAAGCCCCTCCTCCTCCCATTGTGTCGAGCAGTGTGCGAAGCGCGCTCGGGTCTTCCGTGCGCGCCTCGGACAGGGTCTTGGCGCCCTCTGCTGCTTGCTGTGCCATGGCAGCTTGTTGCATTTGCTGCTCTTGCTGGGCACGTTGCTGTCTCATTGCCTCGACTTTCTCCGGTGCACGCAGGATCGCTTTCGGCGCGCCCGTCATGCGGTGGTACTCTTCAACAGCCTCGTCGAAGTCGACCTTGTCAAGGATGTCAGGGTTGACTGCTGCCAGGTTGCCGACGTAGCCGGTCAGCCGATCGATACCGACAAGACCGACGGCCTGCTGTGCCTGGTGCAGAATAGAAATGTATTGCACGTTCAGCTCCATGCCATCCAGCTCTGGAGGCGGCGGCGGGAGCGCTTCCTCGCGCAGTGCGATGTTGAACACGCGCCTGATGACCGGGTCGTACAGCTCGTCGCGCAGGCGGTTCAGGACCGGACCAAGCATGAGGAGCTTCTCCTCGTGGCGCTCTTCGATCTCGCGCGCTGTGATCTCGCGCCGGTCAGACTGCGACAACATCATGAACAGGTCGACATAGAACGCGTCGTTGATGCGCTGCACGACCTCCTTGCTGTCTTCAGACAGGAACCGCACGAACGTCGGGTCGATCTGGTATGCCGGGATGAGCGGCGAGCCGGCACCGGCCGAACTCATCCAGGTTGTCTTGCCCGGGAGCAGGTTGGTGCGCGTGCCAGCCTGGAGCTGACCAGTTCCCACCATGGGAGGACTCAGACCCTTGTCGATGCCCTGGCCCTTGCGGCGCTCCTGGATCTGTAATTGCTTGTTGTCACCGAGCGCGTCCATTGCCGGCGAGTCACCGTACACGCGCCCGTCGTTGACTTCCCAGCGCGGTGCTACCCCGGGGAACTCGTCGTACCCGGACTCGCGCAGGAACATGCCGTCCGTGTCACAGCCCTCCTCGAAGTAGCACGACGCGAAGGCCATGTTCTTGCTGTCGGGCTTGTCCGGGTCGCGGTCGTGGCGCGGCTCGATGACGTGGATGACCTTGACTTCCTCGTCGTAGTTGCTGTTGTCCCACAGGCGCTGGACCGCCTTCGAGCAGTTCTTGTAGCCGAACTTCTTGACGACCGTCTCGACCGTCATGTTGATGCGGCGGTAGCGCGTATCGACGACGTCGCGCTCGTTCGCTGCCAGGTAGTAACTGCCGACCGCTGCCGGGTATCCCCGGACCACGTCCTCGTAGTCGTACAGGACATCGGCCGAGGCCGTGCCGTAAACGCCGAGGTTGCCGTAGATCTGGAAGAAAGTGTTGTAAAGGTTCGACCTCGCCAGAATCTGGTACATCAGCTTCTGGACCGTCTCAAGCCACTGCGCGACAGCCGGGTGCTCCATCATGTCGAGGTCAGCGGTCTGCATCATGAACCACGGGCGCGACTCGTTGGTGACGCCTGACTGCATGCCGGACATGAGCGTGCGGCGTGCCATGATGGCGGCGTTGTTGATGACGCGGGTGTGCTTGTTGCCCGAGTCACTTTTCTTCTCGCCCAGGAAGCGACCGTTGCGCGGCCAGAAGTAATCGCGCAACGTCTCGAGCAGTGGTTCGTGCTCGTTCGCCTCTGACTTGAGTTTCTCGAAGCGCTTCTGGTAGCGCCCGAGCTTGGTTTCTGCCACGGGTTAGCTTCCGAACAACATCTTCTTGTTGGCCACTGCCGGGCGCGTCAGGCCGCTCGCGGACGTTGCCACGTTAGCGTTCTGTGACGCCGCGGCCATGCGCCGGCGGCGCTCTTCCTCTTCGGTTCCGCCCCCAAGCATTTTCGGGGGTTTCGGCATTGCCGGCGGTTTCGGCATGTCAGGTGTTGATGCGATACACATAGCTATTCCTCGTATGGGTCGTAGTCGGCATTGCTCGTCTCGGCGCCGTAAAGCCGATCGAGGTTCCGAATCTTGAAAGTGTCAACGAGCGCCATGACGGCCGCGTCACCGCGATCTGGCGATCTGCCAAGGTTCTCCTTGGTCTTGTCCTTGTGCTCGAGCGTGATCTTGCGCTGGCGCAGTTCCCACCTCGGGGCGCACAGGTCAGCGCGTAACTGGTTGTCGTCAGGCAGCGCGATGCCGTCGCCATTGACTGGGTCGAGGGCCTCGCGCATGCGCCACCACAACTCCGACCTGACGTTCGCAAAGCTGAGTGCCGACTCGTCGTTCGTGACGGCGTGCGACTGCTCGGCACCGTTCATGCCAATGGCCTGGATGCCGTTATCGACCAGGAAGTCGAAGGGCGATGCACCCCAGCCGACCTTGTCGATGTGGACCGGCGCCTGGTCGCGGCGCGCTGCGATGACGAGCGCTGCCGTGGTCGGGCCGTCCGGCGTCTGTGACCCCGGGTACACGAGGGCTTCATCGAACCAGTTGCCATGGCGCCTGTAGATGACAGTCTCGTCGGTCCCGCCGCGTGCGACGTCGACGCCCATGCTGTCCATCTCGCCCTTCTCGTGGTCGTCGCGCGCCTTCCAGCGGTCAATGGCTGCATCGACCCAGGCCGTCGGGATAACCTGCCAGGGGTCGTCCTGCGTGCCGGCAGAAAAGTCACCGTGTAGCATCTGACTCCTGAGTGGTTCGGGCAGCGCCTGCAGCACCCGCAGGTAGCCGCTGTCCATGTAGTATTGGTTGTCCTGGACCTTGGCCGGTATGAACGTCCTGCTCATCGGCTCGACGACTGTGCCGTCGTCCAGGGTGATCGGGTCAGGCCCGGCGCACTCAACGTCCTTACCGCCGATGGTCGTGAACCAGCGCAGCTCGCCGTACTCGGCCGGGTTCGGGTGCCGTGGGTCGAGCCACGGGCCGAAGAACCGGATGATCCAGCGCCCCTCTGCCGTGGTCGGCGGGTTAAAGGTCATGAGTGCGCGCTTGCGCTGCTTCGGGTTGGCCGATCGCATCCAGCCCATCAGGAACCGGACCTGCTCTTCGAGGAACTCGGTGACCTCGTCGAACACCTTGAGGTCGTGCGGCCGGCCCTGGAATCGCTTGACGTCCTTGGCGTGCGGTACGCCACCGAACTCGATCTGCTGAGATCCAAGGCGCCACACGTTCTTCTGCGAGTTGTATCCGTCGGTCGTGCCGAGGATCTCGCCAATCCGGTCAGTAATGCCGAGGAGCTGTGTGCCCTCTCGCCGGTAGATGATGGACCGGGTGTGCTGTGTTAGTGCCAGGCCGCATGCCAGGTCGGTTTTGCCGCCCCCGGCCGCGCCGCCGTAGCCCGTGATGTCCGCTTCGGACGCAAAGGCATCGAGCTGTGGCCCCGGCTGTGGCACCCAGATGGGCGCCTGCTCTGCGAGCGCGATCAGTTCACGACGCTCTGCCTCAGTCAGGTGGTCCCAGACCGCCAGCAGTTCGTCGCGCATTACTCTTCGTCGTTGCCCTGCTCTTCGTCGTTGCCCTTCTCTTCCTGGCGCTTCAAGCCCTGATCGAGCAGGAACGCGATGCGGTTTGCAACGTCTGTCTTGTTGGCTTCATCCCCTGGGATGAGCGGTGCGTCGGGATCGGTGCTGTGCTGGATGCGGTCACGGTACTTCGACGGGATGGCACCCTTGAGCAAGAACTCGAGGAGGCGATCGGAATACATGGTCTCGTGGCCAATCAGCTCACCGCGCTGGTAGATCGGGCGCTCGTAGCCCTCGACTGCACGGCGCTGTGCCTCCGCTTCCAGGACATCGGCACTCAGCTCGATGGCCTCTTCCCAGCGCTGGCAAAAGAGCGGGTCATTGTGGCGCCACTCGTACACCGTGCGGCGGTTGACCTTGAACTCACGGCACACGCGCGTCGGGTTGCCGTGCTCGGCGATGCCCTCGAGGATGCGGGGCAGGTAGCTCTTCATGCGGCTCGACATGCGAGCCAGGCCCTCGTCTGTACAGAACGGATACGGCCACTCTTTCTTCTTACTTGCCATACTTAAAACTCGGAATTGTGAAGCCGCTTTTCGAGTTCACTAACGCGTTTTTCAAGGTTACGACCGTCCTCGGCGGTGAATCGGGAACCTGAGGCCTTGAACCGCTCCAGTTCCGCAATTCGTGATGCGAAGTCTGCCATGTGCTTGGCGTAGGCGGATGAGAGTTCATCCAGTCTTGCCTCATTGCGAACGCGAGCATCATGATCAACAACAGCCACGCCGATGAGACCGGTGATAGCTGCCACAAGGACGGCCTCGCTGATGCGGTTGAGGCTGATGGCAGATTTGTCATTCTCCATAGTGTCAGGTCCAGGATCGTCGCTTTCCGCGCTCGCGCGCTTCTGTGCGGGTCCGAACTCATCAGACGTGCCGCATCGCTCATTGATTTAGCACCTCCAACTGCTCGGCGTACTGCCGGCGGAGGCGATCCCGCAACTCGAGTTTGCGGTAGGTCTCGTCGGACAGACACGACAACTCGTCCTGGCTGATCGACGGGAGGACTGGGCGCTCGACTGGCACGTTGACGCGGGCAACACTCGTGCACCCACTACCAGCGATTGTCAAGATGGTCACGGTCACCGCGACCAACAGAATCGAGCTTCTCATCGTCCTCTTCTCTGTGTTTCTTCTCGACCTCGCGCAGATCCTTCAGGACGTCTGCCTGCAGCTCCGCGCTCTCGGCCTTGTGTTCTTTGTGGGCCTTCCTCTTGCCGACGATAAACAGGGACAGCGCCGCCGCCAGGGCAGCACCGATAATAACCAACCACTTGCCAATCGTTGTCTTGAGGAATGTCAGCCAAGGCACAGCGCGCCACCTCGCTCACTCATTATTGGTGCCCAGAGTTTTTAGATTTACTCATTGAATAACTATTATTACGGTGGTGTAGTTGTTGGGTAATGGCTATTACCCCATTCAATTAGACTGGTAACTTCTTCTTCTGATAATTCCCTGTCTATAAACATTAATCCTACAGAAACACCTCCATAACCTCTCCACGAAGCGGAGTTGGACCCTCTAACTAACCCACCAATACCAAAATATTTCATAAGCGTTGAAATTGGAGTAGATGGTATTGTTACAACTGTTCCTGTGTGATCGTAAAACTTTCTTACACTTCCGTCACCACTGACAGTAGAAACTGTTCCAATCACCTCTTGCTCAGGTGAGTCTGTTGTATATAAGCTCGTGGTATAATTCCCGAATGGCCCATTTGTTGCTGGTGCAGTTGCATCAGCAGGGGTTGTCATCCTCACAGAGTGGTATTTAGCAGTATTACTGGTAGTTATATCAGATACAATCGCCATACAACGGTAAGCTAGAGTTATATTACCTGACATCCAATACGCTATAGTATACCCTCTCCCATCAGTCTCAAGAGTTGGGACTATTGGATCAAGTCTTAGGCTATCCACGGTTGTATAACCAGTCCCACCATTATTATGTACTACACCAGTTACAGTACCATCACCACTTACCCACATATCAGGGCCTTTATAGTATGTTGTTAGATGGTTTCCTAGCCCTGACAGATCATCTGCTCGCTCAACCTCTCCACCAACTGTGGCTGGAATTGTAGCTGCTTGGTTTCGCCACAACGTCGAAGTATCTGTAAAATCCCAGTACCCGCCCCAGTCTCCGGAACCAAATAGATCTGCTGGGGATGTGATGCTACCACCACCACCGCCACCAGAAGGGGCGCTACCCCCGCCACCAATATAGATCCCGTTGCGAATGGAAAAGCCCATGTCAGTACAGCGCGACGATGCTCGTGGCAGTGGTGTCGGTGCTGTACACGCGCTTGACCCGGATCGGGTGCACGACGCCGGCGGCCAGACCGACGAGCGTGACGGCGGTGTCGCCGCCGACCAGGTCGACCTTGACGTCGCCAGATGCGCCGACATACAGGCCCCGCGCTGCGTGCGTCAGGTCGGCGCTGTCGTTCGGCGTGACAGCGAATGCGTTGGATGCCGGGGCGTCGAAACCGTGCGGCTGGTTCATGTCAGACATGTGGTGTCCTCTTGTGCTTGTGCCAGTACCTCAGTGCGAGATACCCGCCAAAAAAGATGGCAGCGCTGCCGCCATAGGCGAGCAGCGCAGCGATGAGAATGTGGCCGATGTCGTTCATCAGTTCCAGGGGCTCCAGCGGAAGTAGATACCGCCGTAGTCAAACGCGCCGGTGCCGCCACCGTAGTCGAGATCGCTCTTCTCCGGCTTCGAGAAGTGGTGGTACTCGAGCCCGATCGACATCGTCTTGCTGCGCCAGATGTCGCCCATGACGTAGACGTGCGCGACGACACCGCCATCGTCACACGCCGGCAGGTTGCCCTGGATGTCGCACGGTCCGAACCCGAGTCCGATGTCAAGCGCCAGTGCGAGTTCAAACATGGTCAGACCTCATATCGCGTAGATCACTAGGGTTGTGGCGACTGACGCCAGGCCGCCGAGCGACGTGGCCAGTGCATCGAGCGTCATCTCGAGCGGCGATGCAGCGCCTCCGGCAGCCTTCTGCCAGATCTCCCAGCCGATCGCTATGGCAACCACAACGACGAGCGACACGACCGGCGCCCAGTGGACGTGCGTGCAGTCGATCATCGGGACTGCGTCGTGGAGTAGCGCGATCGCCAGGACCTGAATCACACTCAGCGTCGAGCCGATCGTCGCCCCGTAGCAGAAATGCAGGACCTTGTCGTAGGCCGGCAGCGGGAGCACTCAGTACCCCAGCATCTCGGTCATGAAGGTCCAGCTCGCCAGCGCAATGACGCCACACACGAACAGCAGCGCAAGCAACTGAAACAGGCGCGCAGTGATCTCGTTCATACCTGGCGCTCCCTGATCTTGCGGACACGCTCGCGGATGATGAAGACGATCAGGCCAACTGTCAGCGCCGTGCTGATGTAGGGCCAGGCAGTACCGAAGCTCTCGGCGAACTGCGTCCAGCCTGACGCGGTATCGGTCACGGTCTTGGCCGAGGTGACCGCTTCAGCGATCATGGGCGCCGTGACCTCGTTCAGGCCAGCAGCGATTGACGCTGCGACGGTCTTGCTATTACGTGCGCGCTTCGGCACCCGGTATCCGAGGACTCGCGTCTTCGGGTACAGCGTCAGGTTGACCTCATCGGACTGGTTGCCGCCGAGGATCTCGACAGCGCTCTCCGTCTCGCCGGCGTAAAAGCCGACGTGGCCTTGCCATGAGCTGTTGCCGCGCTTCAGCACGACAATGCAGCCAGGCTCTGGCGTATCGACCGGGACCCCCCAATCCAGCCAGGAGCGAGCAGCAGCGCTGTTCGTCCCGACCACGCCGGCTTGCTCAACGACCCAGGCGACGAACGACGAGCACCACGGCGTCTCGTCGTCACTGGCCCCCAGGCTCGTGGCCTGGTGGTACTCGACGACGCGCGGGTTGTGCTCGCCGCCCTTGATCTCCTTTGTGCCGAGTTCGCGTTCAGCGATCTCCAGGAACTCGTCGAGCTTGGTCATGCGACATTAACGCCCACGTTGATGAGGGCCAGCACGTAACTGCCGGCGGTAGCGCCAACAGTAGCGCCCCAAGCGAAGAACGCATGCCGCTCATCGCTCAGGCCCCAGTAGACCCAAGACGCGGTGTAACTCAGCGCTACCGCAAAAAGCCCGGCAAACGCAAGTGTTGGATCTCCCAGGAACGCCAGCAGCGCGTTCACAAGAAGCGCCACGCGGTTCATCTCTGTGCCCGCTTCGATGCCGTGATAGTCGTTCATCTCAGACCTCTGTCAGTTTCGGTTTCAGCCAGGTGCAGTCGAGCTTGGTCACAGCTCACGAACCCCGAGCGCCTGCTCCAGTTGTGGGCGGTACTCGTCGCACGCGGGCAGGGCCACAATGTCGTAGGCTATCTGCGTGTGGTCCTGGCTCAGGTCCCCATTGAAGAACTCCTCGCTGACTGCCTTGGCGTGCGCCTTGATGATCTCGTATGCGCAGTCATTGTCCGCCACTTTGTTGACCACTACGCGGTGCCCTTCACGCTCCACGTTCGTGGCGATGTGGTCCTTCATGGCCGCCTCGATGACGAACAGGCCATCCCAGGCGCGCGGCGTGCCGCCCCGCTTGAGGACCCACGACATGAACTTGATGTGCTTCTCGAGGTCAGCCGCCTGGCGCTCAGTCTCTGCGGTGATGTCCCAGTACACAAGGCCGCCGCCCATCGCGATTGGCGAAGGGTGGCCGCCTGCTGTGTCGCTGAAACTCTGGTGGTTCCAGCGCAGCTCAGGGATCTTGGAGCGCGATGCGAGCGCAGGGGTGGCCAGCGTCAATGCCAGGATGAGGATGATCAGTCGCATGGTGTTTGTTCGCGGTATCTCTGCATGCCGTGCGGAGAATAGAGTCCGTAATCTCCGCGCATAAAAAACCCCCGCAGCGCCAAGGATGGCGAGGGGGGGCCGTGTTGTAGGTTCGCTGGGCGCAACGCGCACCAGCATAGGACTAAAGTACCATTCTTCTGCACACTGTCAAGCGGGAAAGTTCCGCGCGTTTTGCCGATCAGTCAGTGCTGACCCATAGAGCATCGTCTATGGGTCTGGCATCACTCATCCTCCTGCTGGATCAGATCGAAAAACTGCTCAACCTCAATCCACTCGGCAGCGCCAAACTCTTTGCCGATCATGCAGCACAGGTAAAAGCGCAATTTCTCAACTGGATCAAGAAGGTCACTGCCACCGCATTCATAAAAGTCTTCCATCGCTTTGGTCATACTCTCGACTCCCACCACTCTCCGCGGAAGAATGCGCTGCCATCCTCAACGTGCACAGGCTCGATGATGTGGCGCGTGTTCCAGAAGTGAATGACCAGGAAGCCTGGTTGCCAATCAACCGTGTTGTGCTCGGTGTACTCAAATTGCGGTCCGTGAGGATCTGCAAGCGTGCCAGATTCCGCGCCATAGTGCGTCCCACGCTCATCCGAGACCCCTCGGCATGTCAGCCTGTGGGTGTGGCCCGTGACGTG